CATGGAAGTTTCTTATCCCACTCCTAATCCACTTCCATCAAGTCATCAGATTATTGCACTAGCTCAACAGTTAAATGACTTTGTAAGTCGCAAGCATTAAAAGGAAAACATGGAACCTAATTCATTTGCAACAGCCAACCCTGCTGCCACACAAGAACAAATAGATCAGGGGTTAAAGACTTATCTTGTAAGCATTTATAACAAAATGACCATGGCTCTTGCAGTAACAGGGGCCGTAGCGTATTGGGCCAGCTGGGCTCTCTTGCCCATGATGCAAACACCCCTGTGGATTGTCATGGCACTTTTGCCATTGGCATTTATTTTGGTGCTAAGTTTTGGTATTGACAAGTTCAGCGTGCCCATGGCAACAGCGGTATTTTATCTTTTTGCTGTGTCCATGGGCATTAGTTTAAGCACAATATTTGTGCTTTACACTACAACTAGTATTGCCAAGGTGTTCTTTATCAGTGCAGCAACATTTGCCGCAGCCAGCATTTATGGTTACACTACTCAAAAGGATTTAACCAGCATGGGTAGTTTTTTAATCATGGGTGCTGTGGGTATCTTTATCGCAGGTATTGTGAATATCTTCTTGCAAAGCAGTCTCATGAGTTTTGTGATCAGTTGCATTGCAGTGTTGGTATTCACAGGACTAACGGCTTATGATAGCCAGCAACTAAAAGAAGAATACATGAGTCAAGGTGCAGTTTATGGTTTTGACAGTGCTGCCAAAAGCAGTATTTTTGGAGCACTTACTCTTTACCTTGATTTCATTAATATTTTTGTTCACTTAATGAACCTCATTGGTGATAGAAAATAAACTCCTCCAGGAAACTGGTAATCCCCAACCTAGAGTCTTGCAAGGCTCTAGGTTTTTTTGTATAGTCCAAGAATCATGTCAGAAAATATCAAAAAGCTCACACCTTATCAACACGTTAGATTGCGCACGACTGTGTATTATGGAAATACCAGTCCTCACACGCAGCCGGTAATAGACTATCAAGGGCCAGAACCTCAGTTACAAGAGGTCACTTGGGTTCCTGCTGTGTTTACTACCTTTAGAGAAATAGTTGACAATGCCTTGGATGAAGTAGTTGCGCACGGGCATGGCAGTCGCATTGACATTACCTATGATCCGCAACAACTGACTTTTTCTGTAAGCGATGATGGCCGAGGCATTCCCATTGATTGGGACCCTGAGCACAAATGCCACAAAGCCACGCTGGCACTAAGTGAACTCATGAGTGGCCGAAACTTTGACGAGCGTACCAACACAGCAGGCATGAATGGTATTGGGGCCAGTGGCGTAAACTTTTGCAGTGAATGGTTTCGAGTTGATATTACACGAGACGGCCAGCGGTTTCAACAAAACTTCAGTGAAGGCAGTGAAATATTTGGAGATGCACTGCAAATAAGTGATCCCAAAATAACTCGTAAACAAGGTCGCACAGGCACTAGTGTTAGTTGGAAACTCAGCAAGCGAGTGTTTGCTCACTGCGAACTGCCCCTGGAGTTTGTGCGCAATCGTGTAGTGGAACTTGCTGCTGCCAACCCCGCTGTGAAGTTCACATTCAACGGTGATGCTGTGAAAGTTAAAAATGTCGAGCGGGGGTTGTTTGGCAATCACGAAACATTCAGCATACTAGCTGAAACGGAATCTGCAGGTTTTCGCAGTCAATTTGTCATTGTTCCCAACTTCACTGCGCAGGGCGATCATGCACACAGCATGGTCAACAACATACCAGTGTTTAACGGTGGCAGCCACATCGACAGTTTTCGCAAGCACTTTGTCAGCAATCTACTGCAAGCTCTAGCAAAAGAAAGTCGTCGCAGATCTCTTGTTCCCAACAGGAGTGATATTTTAGAAGGACTTTTAATCTACAACATCACTAAAATGAATCGGCCGGACTTTGACAGTCAAAGCAAAACTCGACTGATTAATGAAGAAGTAGATGCTTGGATTCGTGCTGCATGTGAGGATGAAAAGACTTGGAAAAAAATCATTCGTGACAACAGCACATGGATTGACAGCATCTACGCACGCTGCGCAGCTAGAACACAGAAAAAAGACGATGCAGATGTTGCCAAGCTAGCACGCAAGGTGCTGCGTACCAAAGTGCCCAAGCTCATGGATGCAACTGGCAAAGATCGCACCAAATGTATTTTGATGCTAACGGAAGGCGACTCGGCTGTTAGTTCTGTAGCTGCTGTGAGAAATCCCGAAATACACGGTGGCTTGCCTTTACGAGGTAAAATCCTCAATGTGCGTGGAGAAAGCAACAAAACAGTTTTAGACAACGCCATTTTGCAAGATATCATGAGCAGCATTGGTTTGACACTGGGACAACAGCCACGGCGCGAGGACTTGCGTTATGGACAAGTTTGGATCACGTGTGATGCCGACACCGACGGTGCTAACATCATGGCGCTGTTAGTGAACTTTTTCCATGTGTATTGGCCATCACTGTTTGATCCACAGAAGCCGGCATTTTTCCAAGTATTCAGCACGCCGTTTATTATTCAAGAAGACAAGAAGAAAAACCGGCACTATTGGTATAGCGATGATTGGTTGAACTATCAAGCACAAGATTGGCAGGGCTGTCCCAAACCCACAAGAGCCAAGGGCTTGGGCAGTTTGGAAGAACAAGATTGGAACAACAGTTTGAATAAACCTAGATTGATTGCCTTGCAAGATGATGGTAAACTAGCAGAACTTCTAGACTTGCTTTTTAATGACAAAAAAGCCGATCAACGCAAAACTTGGATGAGTATTTAAAATGCGCACAACTACAACCAGTGATTTTATCAATACCAGTAGCAGAGAATACGCCATCTACACCGCACAAAACCGTGCCATTCCCAGTGTATGTGATGGATTAAAAGACGGCCAGCGCAAAATGCTGTGGCTCATGCGCACACGATCTGAAAAGGTCAAGACCATCAGCCTTGCCGGCCAGGTAATTCAAGAGGGTTTGTTCGTTCACGGAGACACATCAGCAGCAGAAACCATCAGTCGCCTAGCTGCACCCTATCTCAACAATGTGCCTCTGCTGGAAGGCATTGGTGCATTTGGTACACGAGTGGGTCCCGACAGTTGGGGCGCTCCGCGATACACTTATGTAAAACGTCATGCAGTTGCACAAGCCCTGCTTTACAGCGATTTGGATCTTGTTCCTCAAAAGCCCAACTATGATGGATCGGTTTTGGAACCTGTGAACTTTTTGCCTTTGATTCCACTTGTGCTGTTGAATGGTGTCAGTGGCATTGCTGTGGGCTGGAGCACGGATATTTTGCCTCATAGTTTGGAGTCCCTGATTGACGCAGTTGTTGCAGCTATTGATCAAAAACCTCTGCCCATCTTGATTCCCAGTTATGATTTTCTACAAGTAAATGTTCGTGATCTCGGCGGCAACGGCTATGAGTTCCAGGGCCAAGTGGATATCGTGAGTTCCACTTTGTTGAAAGTAACTGAGCTGCCACCAGATCTCAGCTTGGAAAAGTTTCGTGCTAGACTAAATCAAATGGAAGACGACGATCTCATCCACAGTTACACTGATCGCAGCACAAAAACTATTAACATTGAGATTCGCATGAAGCGTGGCAGCATGGAATCTTGGACACAAGAACAGGCTGTGAACTTTCTCAAACTGCGCAGCAAAAGCACGCAACGTTTGGTGGTATTGGACTTCAATAACACCAGCATTCGTCAGTTTGCCAACTCAGGAGAACTTGTGCAGGCATTTGTGGAATGGCGTTTGACTTGGTACACCAAGCGATATCTAAAACTTATTGAACAAGCACAACGCGATTTGACTTGGTATCAAGCCCTCAAGCTATGTTACGATCAAAAACTACCTGCATTTTTGCCACAAGCTGCCAACAAGCAGGCTATTGTGGAACGGGTGCAAAAAATCACCAGCAAGCTGCCCATTGATGCTGATCAAATTGACCGCATCACACAACTTCCCAGCTATCGGTGGGCACAAGATCAATACCAAGACACATTAGACAAAATCGCCGAACAGGAAAAGCTGCTTGCACAGTATCAAGCAATGTTGGCAAGTCCCGCTGCATTGCGAAAGCAATATCGACAGGAAGTCACAGCACTGAAAAAACTTAAACTTGTTCATAAATAACTCATGTTGACGGAAGAAATAACTGGTGAACCCCCGCGTCGTGCAGCTGGTGTGTTGATACATGCAGAAGACACAAATAGATTTTTGTTTGTCAAGCGCAGCGATTTTGTAAACCATCCAGGCACTTGGAGTGTGCCCGGAGGTTTCAGTGAGCCCGGTGAAACTTCCTGGCAAACTGCATCACGTGAATGCCATGAAGAAATAGGTCAAGATATTGCAGCTTGGCCTCATGTTAAAATTTGGCAACAGCGTGTGGCTTGGCCAAAAAGTCAATACATGCTGTTGGCCTGTGCTGTGGATTTGGAATTCCCTTGTGAGCCCAACTGGGAAATAAGTGAGTTTCGCTGGTGCTCGATAGATGAAGTTCCTGAACCGCAGCATCCCGGTTTAACTGCTGCCTTGAGCAACGATCAAGCGGCGGAAATTCTACGGAAGTTTCTCAAGCAAGGCGAACAGAGTCAATAACACATTGACAACTGAGCTAGGTGCATGTATGTTCAGGATATGACATACATGCCACAGCTTGTGAAAATCTCTGATGTGCAAGAGCTTCTCCAACACAGCCAGCGAGCTGTCATAGCAGTAAGTGGGGGAGCAGACAGCATGATGTTGCTGCATTGGTTTGCGCAACATCGCGACAAGTTTACAACTGAGTTTTTGGTTGTGCATGTCAATCACAACATCATGGGTGCCAGCGCACAATGGGCACAGCAAGTGCAACAGGCATCCCAAGCTTGGGGCTTTGAACATGTAGTTGTCGAGCTTGAGAAAAACCAACTGCAAGGCAATCTTGAGCATGCAGCCCGTCGTGCTAGATATCAAGCATTTTGTCAGCAAGATATCGATTGCATTATCACAGCACATCACGCAAACGATCAAATTGAAAACTTCCTGCTGAGGATTTTTCGCGGCAGTGGCATCAAGGGATTGAAAGCTATGACGGCGCAAGCCAGCTGTTGGTTTGATCCTCACAAGCAAGTAGTGCGCCCGCTGCTAAATGTCACACGCGAGCAAATCATGGACTATAATCGACATCATGATATTTCCTGGTGTCACGATCCCAGCAACCAGGATACAACTTATGATCGCAACTACATTCGCGGAGTTATCTGGCCCACTGTGTTGCAAAGATTTGACATTGCTGATGTCAATGCCCTACGTAGTATTCACCATCTTGGTGAAGCTTGGGATCTGGTAAACTGTCTAGCCGATCAAGATCTACAAACTGTGACTATTGACGCTGTGACGTGGAGTTGGCCAAAACTGCGTGATTTGGGCTATTTGAGGATTAAGAATCTACTCTTGCGTGTGTTGGATCAAACCAATCAATATGGTTACAGTGTGGGTCATATTGAAAACTTTGCACGCGGATTGCTGGCTGCAACAAGTGACAGCCGCACAGAGTTGAGTTTGAAG